AGGATAGATGTGTTAATGACTATAAAAGGAATAAGTGAGAAAAAAGCAAAGTCCTTAATTAAGGAGTTTGGTTCTATTATGGAAATTGGGGAGGCAACTTCAACTGAACTGTCTAAGTTAGATGGAATTGGAGTAACCCTAGCAAAAAGAATAATAGATGTATTAAATTCAGAATCAAAACAGGTGATATAAATGGCAATAATAGATGAATATTTTGAGGAATTCCCAGAAATGGCGGGAGAGTATAAAATGCAATTACCTAATTTAATTAGGGCATATGTTAAAGATGGAACTGATGTATCTAAATATAATGAAGTTCCTGCAACACTAACATTTTTTAATTTATTAGGACAAATAGTAAAAGATAAAGTTGTAATTGTAAGAGGTAAAGGTAGAGAAGATACTAGAGTTCCTATATTATGGCTACAAACTTCGGGAACAGGCAAAACTGAATTGTTTAATTTCTATGGGCCAATTGCAGAAAAGGTATTTGAAATATTAAATACTAAATATGGACATGAATATGATATATTTGATATCACTGATTTTACTGATGCGGCTTTAATTGGTTCTATGAAACAAGAAAGACAAGTATCAGAAGATGAAGATGGAAACCCTATTACTACTTTTGTTGATGTTCAAACCAAAGGAGCACTAGAAGGTAGTGGGTTAATGGTATTCGATGAGTTTGAGTATTCGGGTGTATTTAAGCAATCACAACATAAAGAAAATGTTATTGTATATTTGAATAAATTAATGAATACATTACATGGCAATAACTATGTTATTAAGAAGAAATTGAAAGATGGAGATACTCCTATTATTTGCGATTGTCGGCGTTCACCATATGCTACTTCTTATATTCCTAAAGGGCTTACTACCGTTATTGCAGAAAAAGGTGTCCTACAAAGAATGTTAATTTATATTTATGAAGTTCCTCAAGAAATTCAAGATGAAATAAGAGAAACATTACTAATGGAAGTAGGTCATGAAATAGACCAACAAATGCCCATTACAAGGTATGCAAATGCATTTGTTAAAATTTATGAAACCTTAGATGAAAGGTATGAAGAAGTTGGGGAAAATCCTAAAAAGGTTATTCAATATAGTGATGGATTCAACGATGCTTTAGTTAGGGAATACCATTCTATGCGAGATTATGTTAGCCACAGTAGGCCAGAAGTTTTTGAAGTCGCGGGAAATTTTATCACCAGATTGAACAATCACATGATTAGATTGGCTGTTCTATGTTGTATCGCAGAATCGCCCGGAATTGAAGATAAAAGCAAGAGATTTATTTGCACCCCTAAACATATTACTCAGGCTTCTTCACTCATTCGACATTGTTATAAGAGCCTTGTATCTTGGCTTGATGACGCACTCCGAGTTGAAAAACAAGTCGCGCAAGATAACGCCAATATGGGAGCATTTAAGCAAGCATATACTGAATTGAAAGATAAAGACGGTTGGGTTAATAAAGCAAGATTAATCAGCAGAGTAAGGGAAATAACAAAGAAGAGTCAATCAACTCTATATAATTGGTGGGATATAGTCGGAGTAAACTTTGAAGAGGACACAATTTCTCGAAAGAAATATGTTAAATTAAAAGAGGTTAAAATATGAAAACAACAGAAGAAGTTAAAGCAATGGAATATGAAGATTTAGAGTTATACTATTTCTTAAGAAGGTCATGGTGGGAACTTGATGAGTTCTTGGCCTTAATTAAAGGTAAGAATAATAACCATCAGCACATATTATTTGGAACATTCCATACAATCGCAAACGAGGAAAGGAAAGTTATTAATAGTATGGTATTAAAGGCTAAAAAGGCCAAGCACCATGATGATGTTTATGCTTCAATAAAGATAATAACAAATCATTGTAATAAAGATTATTGTGATTGTGAGTGATAATATGGATAAATATGAACATGACTTTATGATTTTTAAAGTCACTGATGGGCCAAAGGTTATTACTGAGGCACTTAATACCAAAGGTAAAGATGGTTGGAATATGAGGGGTGTAATTAATATAGGTAATCTAAATTTATGTATTTGGATTGTTAGAAACATTACATCTAAAACACCTGACCCAGAAGCGGCAGAAAAAAGTATGTTGTCTGAATTATGGTCAGATATGAAAGATATTGTAGATTAAGTGGTGATTGAAATGAGTATATTAGCAATAGATTTAGAAACTAAAAATTATTCACATGAAATTGGTGGATGGAATAATACTCATATGTTTAAAGTTTCAACAGTATGCACTTGGAATGGGGATAAAGGCACAATATATATTGATAAGGCAGTAGATAATTTAAAGAAATCTAATGTTGAAGTCAAGCCAATATCAGAATTAAAATATGATTTAGATAACCATAAAGAAGAGGGCGGAATATTATTAGGACATAATATTGTAGGATTTGATTTACCTGTATTAAAAAATGCATTAGATATTTATTGCATAAAAAAATATTTAGATGATAAGTCTTATGTTGACACTAGCCATTACTTAAGTAAAGAATATGGTGAAAGATATAGTTTATCTAATTTAGTATCTAACACACTAGGTTCAGATAAACTAATGAATAGTGAAGATGCCCCTAAAGTATGGAAAGCAGGTGGGTATAGTGAAGTTGCTGAATATTGTTTAAAGGATTGTCAATTAGTATATGACTTATGGAAACATGGACAAGAAAGTGGTATTGTTAAGGGATTATCAATTAAAGAAGAAGAAGTGTTAGATTTGAAAGTGGAGTGGTAAAAATGGATACTATAGAGATAATCATGTGGATTCTCTTTGTTCTTATAATTTCCTTGTTGTTTTTTGCAGCATTCGGAAATTCTAAGTATAGTGAGAGTTCTATTGAAGAATATATGCAAAAATTGATAGAAGAGGAAAAAGGAAATGGCCCTTCGTGAACAGTGTTTTTTATGTGGCGAACATACAATTCCAAAAAGAATACATGGAGTTTATATCGGTTCACCTAAAACATTGAAGATTTGGGAATGCAGGGAATGTAAAGCCTTATGGTCAGAACACGCTGATTAGTGTGTTTTGGCTATAAGGTAGTTTTTTTTAGGTTTTTGAAATGTCAAAAAAATGAATGAAATTCGATTAATTGTAACAAAAGGTGATTAAATGGCATTAAAAGTAAATGTAGCAACAGGAATGGGTCTTCTCGCAATAGATGCTCATGTAGTAATAAAAGAGATAGCACTTCAAAAAGAAAAGAAAGAAGACGGAACTGTTTATAGAGTAATCTATGGCGGTTTGGTTTGGTTAAGTGAAGATACTTACAAAGAAGAAAAGAACCCTATAGAAGGATTCAACTATTTCTTTGAGTTAAATGTTAATCCTAAAAAGAATCATCATAATATTTGGAAACAATGCTATATGCACCTTAAAAAGCAAAAAGAGTTTGAGCATTGCGTTGATGTATAATCCTCTTATTTGCGGAGTTTAAATATTCTCAAGTTTTGGATTGAAATGTTAGTCCAAAAGGCTAATAAGTTAATCCAATGAAGTGCTGTTCTCCGGCATTTTATTACCCACCCCTTAGATGCCCTAGTTTGGGCCTATACTTGTGCCGCATACCCCACATAGAGATGGATATTGGGCCTGTTTAGGTTCGTTTTAGGGGGCTAAAAAAACTCAAAATGATAGGCATTTTTTTGTGTTTTTATTTATGCAAATAAATTATATTAACTATCTATTGCATCAGTAAATCCGTCTTGTTCCTTTAAGTGAAGGTAACACTGTTTCAGTAAATTATACTGTGTCTTAGCATTACCAATGTTTAAAGTTGTTGAGAAGCCTTTTCCACCAAAGGGATGTTCCCCTGCTTCTTTCGCTTCTTCGTTCTTGTAGAGTTTAACTGTGTATTGCACATTAACTTCTTCATTATTTTCCATGTTATCAAAGGATGCTCTCGCAATCTTTGCATATACATTGGGGAGTGTTACCCCTAATTCTTCGTGTTCGTAATCTAGTTCTAAAGCCATTTTATCATCTCATTTAATTATTTTTTTTCAAGTGTCGCCTTCATATCATCCATTCGGGTGCGGTAGGATAATCGGGGTTGAACGGGTCTGCACAGGCCGGAATATCTCTTAATGCTTGTCTATAAATAGTCAATTCATTCTGTTGAGTTTCTGTTAGAGTATTATACACATCAACAGTCATTAGATAATCACTTTCTTCTAATGCCGATTGTCGAAGCATTCTCAATTCCTGTCTTGCTTCATCTTCTGTTAATATCCTCGTTAGGACTTTTTCGCCATCAACAATAGTTTCCTCCATAAACCACTCAACCATCTTTCTCAAGCCCCCCATCTCTTAGTTGTGGAATCGGGAAGATAACTGAAAAAGATTCTCGGTGTATTATTTGTTTGATTCGCAACAAATCTATTACTTCCACTTATTGTAAAGGATGAAGCCATACTTGTTACAGTCGGACTCCAATAACACTGATTGGCATGAGCGGCATTACCGGGTATTTGTAGGGACATAACCCGATATGAGTTGAAAGTCGCCATATCTATGTTCCCCCCGCTTGTTGAAGAACCGCCCAAAAATGATACCCAATACCATGTATCGGCAGAT